TGTATTTTTCTATTTCATCTTTCATACTATTTAAATCAGTGACTACTTCTAAACATTCTTCCATTTTGTCAGTAGTAGTACTACAGTCTGCTGGAATAGGAGATTGTTTTTTAGGTGATGGTTTCATTATTATTTTTTTTGAAATACCAAGTTTTTCTTCTTCATCATCTAACCAACGATTCGATGGAGATGATTTTAATATATTATTATCATTCATCATAAATATATATATATATTTAGGAATTAATTTACATAATTGAATAATTATAATCTTCATCGGTCTATATTGAGAATAATTGAATTAGTAGTAATAGCGTAGAATTACGTTTTTATTTTAACCTAATTTATTAAAATAAAAAAATTAAATACATGTCTTCAGAAAAGAGAACTATAAAAATAAATCCAGAATTATTTAAAGTTTCAGATAAAAATACTTCGCGCAAAAAACGTGCGTCGTCTACTGAAATAAAAGTACGGACACCGAAACCGATACGAAATAAAACGTTAAGAAAATCCGTATTAAATATGTTACGTAAAAATGTGAGAGATCGTGAATCCGCTGATTATAAAAATACTTTTTCTATTCCAAAACATGATTCTGTAAAAACAAATTCTACGGATGAATTTAAAAGTGATTTTGAGAGATCTGTACAATATTTTACAAATTTAAATGATAAAGAAGAACCGGATCGACGCCATAAATCGCATAATACTACATTTAAACGTGAAATAACTAGTAATCATCAAAGTCCCCATATTGAAAATAGTATAAGTAATGTTTTACCAGATGTATTTAATGAAATTATACCATCTGTAACTCCTGGGATACCATTACAATTATATTCTACACCATTTCAATTACCTCCTGTACCTAAATATGGATGTTTAAAAGGAGGATCTCTACCAACTTATCGATCATATGTTCGAGGAACCCACCGTAATTATAGTAATGTTTTAGAAAACCCATCGAATATAGTATCGAATAATCGTGATTATTCTGCACCACCATTATTTAATAAAGTCGAAACGCCAGTAGAGTTAAATCTAGATACAGAAACCATAGAAGATACACAAAAAAAACAAGTCGAAAAACAAACAATTTTAACAGAGGCTAGAAAAGATTTAATCGAAAAACGTAAAAAACATAAAATTCTCTCGAAAAAAACATCCAATGATGAAAAAAATAAAAAAACAGGACTGAAATATCTAAAACAGCGGAAAATATATAAGCGGACATATCATGTTGGTCGATCGAAAATAGCTCCAAAAATTGGTGTATTAATTTCGAATAAAACAGTGAGACAACGAATTTCTACGAGCGCGCTTCATCTAAAACAAACTCCTATGCCTGATGTAAAAAAATTTTTAATAAAAAAGGGTTTTATTAAAGTCGGATCGATTGCACCAAATGATGTATTACGTCAAATGTATGAATGCGCACATTTGATGTGTGGAGAGATTGAAAACCATAATCCAGAGAATTTATTATTTAATTATTTTAATGATAAAGAATAGTTCTTCAAAACACAGATACTCCAGATGAAAACACATTTGTATGGTCAAACATTTCGAGCGAATCGCCATATGCTTTATTTGTAGAAGTAATTGAGTATCTTGACATATGTTGTTGTTGTGTTTCAATATTTTTATAGTCAATAACTTCTAACAATTTATTTGTATTATTTAATCGATTTTTTTCTTCATTTGTTTTATTTTCAACATATTCTACTTCTTGTTTTTCCAGTTTTCCCGACAATTCACTTTGATTAATCGGTGGATGCATTGCTTCTACTGTCATGGTATGTTTACGGTCCTCATCGCTACCATACACATAGAATCCATCATCATGTACAGGCATTCGCCCGTGTTTTAAGTAAAACTGAGAGAGCATTTCTTCTTCATGATTATTTCGATGCATTTTCTCTAATGTCTCGATTGTATTTCTGAAATCATCGAAATTTTCAAACATGACTTTTCCCATTTCTGCAGGCGAAACAATATATTCTTTAAGAGCCAAAATACGTGTTTTATCATTTTCTGAAAGAGAAAGATCATAGAAAAATTCAATCATTTGAATCAATGTTGTATTGACACATTTTTTGAAATTCGCGATAATATCAATACGTCCAGGACGTATTAAAGCATGGTCCAATTTATCAATATAATTACTCGTCATAATCACAATTCTACCAGGTATTTCTAAAACACCATCCAGAATATTGAGTAAAAAAGAGAGATCCAGCCCCTCCGACCCAACTGGAGTTGGATTATTATATGTATCTGGTTTATTTGGATTCGTTTTTACACTTTGTAAAAGTGTTGAGTCAGGTTCTTGTTTTTCTTCTTTATTATTTATATTTTTTTCTTTCAAAGACCTCTCCATAACCAGATCACTCTGACAATCAATATCTTCTAAAACATAAATACGTTGGTCTAATGGAATACTATATTTTTCGGTTTGTCCGGTTGATGTATTCAATACACTAATCACTTCATTAAAAAAGAGATTTTCAAATTGTGTTTTCGTAATATCATTATTTAAATTGATATTTATGATATGCCGATTCGTTTCATTCGCTAGACATTTTACAGACGATGTTTTACCAGCACCTGCTTGTCCAGATAATAAAAGTCCAATCGTATAAGGGATTCCCTTTTCATCATACCATTTTTTATTCTTTATGAAAAATTCGACCCTTTTTTTAACAATATCGATTTCTGGACCGAATAAATTCGAGAATTTACGATTTGTCTGGAATTTTTTCATAGTAAACATCGTTGTACTAGGTAACTTAGAATAATCTTTTTTACCGGTTGAATCCGCTGGTATATTCATAGGGTGTTGATTGAAATAGTAAATATGGTCGCCTAATTTATTTTTCAGTTTCAATTCATAATCATAAGATATTTTATTCAAAAACATCCGTAATTCGTGGGTTGTTTTCTTATATGAAAAAAGTTCAATGGTTTGTTCAAGATCTGCAGGACTTTTATCAGTTGACGCTTCAGACATTTTATTTTCTTTTAGATTCACAAATAAATCATCGGTGATTTCAATAATATCTTTTTGATTCAATATGAAATTCTGCTTCTTATATGTAATATGTTTTGTATTATTATTATTTGTGATATAATCCAATAGTGCTTGTCCATAAATATTTTCGTGATCGGATACTTTTATTTGTATCGTAATCGAAGACGATTTTATACTATCTTTTGAAGTCGCCATATTTTGTAATAAATCTTTAGTATTTTTGAGTTTATTTTTATAATATTCTTTACATTGGTTTATTACTAATGGTGAAAGTGTATTACAAAAAAAATCGATTATTCCAGTAAGTATAAAGATATAAATCATATTCATTGTACTATTATCTCCTGATCCTTTCTCTCCATTCATCGATTTCATCATTGTCATTGTCATTAATTGTGATTTCATCATATCCATTATATTATTATTTCCATTTTGTGGGTTTTGTAAACTATTCATTTATTAAATTGACCGTGTTTTTTTATATTATTTTATATTTTATCTAACTTTCAAATAATATAATAAATGATTACATAAACTATTAATATATGTGTAATTAAACATACCATTACTGCACCATAATTTACATAATCTTTACATAATCGTTCTGATCTTGTATCGGTGCTCTCATATGATATAAGATAATAATCCTTTCCATTAAAATCATATTTTATATCTTGACCAACCATTTCATATTGTTTTTCTTCATCATCATCAGAATCGCCTTCATAATCACTATCATTTTTATATTGCGTTATTTTTACAATTCGATCGTAGATGGGTGATTTAAGAAAAGCGAGGAACATATTATTATATAAATAAACGAATGTATTATTTAACTCTTTACTTGAATATTATTTTCAATTTTATTATAATAATAATATAGTAAAATATTAATAATGTACCCATTTTTATTTGGAATCGCATTGATTCAACAATTTCGACCTTATTTTAGAAAACATATTTCAGATCGTTTAGATCCACATGAATTTGTATTTTTAAATACATTATGTATAGCACTTGTAGTATCTATTTATTTAATCTATTTATGGATTAATGAACAACACTCCTTTTTCAAAGATGTTTGGGAAATATAGTATGCTAACTACATTAGAATATGTATGTATATTCATATTAGCATTTCTTACTGTATTCTCAAGTATTTTTATATTCCATTTAGATAAATATTATAATAATCCATTATTAAATTCAGTATTTGTGAAAGCAGTTGGTATGATTATGTTAGTGCTAGTAAGTATATTTATTTTTAAAGAGAAATATACGATGAATCAAATTATTGGTGTTTTTATTATTTTATGCGGAATTTTTATTACGAGTGTGAAATAATATAAACCACCATTGAAAATAATTCATCTACTAGTAAAATTGAAACTCTTTTTATAGAATTTATTGATGATACATTTTCATCACCAACAAGTATTTATAACAGAAATGGAGTTTTCTAATAATGATAATCTTATCCAAGAGATTCATCCTGTAGTATTCGAAGAACTCGGAAGAATCTTAAACAAAGTATGCGAATTACAAGAACCTGCTGATGCAGCAGCCGACGATAAACCTCCTGTAATCGAAATACAGAGAGTCGTCGACTCTGCTGTCCATTTACTCGGAAGTAAACAGGACCTTGTACATACTGCATATCGATCGTTTGAGAACAGTGAAGAATGGGATTTAGTGGTATTTGATGGTCATGGAAGCATGAATAATAAAAACCCATATCATGATAATAAACACGAAAATTATAATTTAGTACTTGCAATACTACAGGATCTTATTTCAAAAGGCGAACTAGATACAATTCTTGCGAGAGATATCTATGGCGAAGAGAGCCCAGCAATGTACCTTCAGCGATTTCTTAGTAAGAAATGCGTCGAATATTCCCAATCCATGATTCTTTCTGGTGCAACCATGTCTTTAATTCAGATCCGACACGACTTTTTGACAAAAAAGATTACAGTAAATGTCGAAACCGTCGGCGATTCACCTGTTACGATTTACTGTAATGGTGAACAGGTACTTTCGTCTGAGATTCATGATTATACAAATGTTACAGAGATGAAACGCTTGGCCGATGAGAAACGATTGGCGTTTACTCCTACGATTCCATCGAATTCATTTAAAGTCCTTGATGAGAAGACGCTATGCGTCGTAAAATCAAAATATATATGTGTTCGAGAATGTGATTTAGCAATGACACAGTCACTCGGACATATCGATTATAAAACGTGGACGAAAACACTAGGCGATGAAAAGGGAATCTTTGGCCTGGCCCCCTATAAAGCAACAATGGTTTTTGAAGAAACCGACGAACTGAATATCAAAGCGTATAGCGATGGTGTTTCTGATATTGTCGTAGATACCCTTCCTTGTGATAAAGAGTTTCTGAAAACATCGAATGCGACTGAAACTGCCAATTTCGCAAAATCGCGCTGGGAACAGAAATGGTTTAATGTATTGGAGAAGTCATATAGGGAAGCGGTGGTGGCTGGTACATTGGATCAAATCAAACGTGCTGAACATATGTTTGGTAATGGTGGCGCAGATGATGTGTGTTGTGTGTCTTGGATTCAGACGATGAAACGTTAGATAGTAGTTTAGGAAATATATACATTAGCTACGTAGATAGTCATAGTATAATAATAAAAAGAAATAATAAAAAGAAAAATAATAATAAAAAAAGAAAAAATAACTAGTATTTACTAGGTATTTTTTTATTGTGTGTTTGAATCTATTTCTTACGATTGCGTCTTGTCTTTTTACCACCCTTTGCTGAGGATTTTCTCGTGAAGATAGAAAAACGAGATTTAGATTTCGTCTTTGATTTTGGTTTTTCTGGTGTTTTATCTTTTCGTTCTTCTATTTTTTCTCTAAAACTAATTATTACTGTTTCATACTCATCTAATTTTTTATTTATTTTGTCTTCTATTTTGTCTTCTCTGTTTTTTTCTTTTAATAATTTTTTAAAAGTGTCTATTGCAGATTTAGAATGATAAGATGATGAATCTACTTTTGAATCATTCATATTTTTTTTTGTTATTTGTTGTGTATATCCTTTAACAAATTTGACATTTCTTTGCATATCATCTAAAATTGATATTAATTCTTCATTTGAATATTCAGTATTACTAATTTTTTCTGCAATTAAATCAATATCTGAAATTAACTGAAATAGATTTTTAAAAAGAGCCTTATTGAAACTTTGTTGTCCTTCTTTTTTTCTTCCTTCTTCGGATGGAGGACTAGGTGGAGTTATACCATGAAACATTATACAATATATCTATAAATTATTATATTGGCGTCTAAACATTCGATTCTAAATCTTGTATCTCATTATAGATTTTCAAAGTCCGGGCACTCGCATCCGTTGCCCCCTCAATAAACCGCGGCATCCACATATACGGAACAATTTTCCCTCGTCCAGGATGAAACCTCTCGAAGATATCCCGATAATATTGCTGTTCTAGTGTTTGTGGTGGATTATGTACATATGTTTTAGTAGAAGTATTATCAAGCATTTTATTTTGGACAAACTCCTGGATAATTTCATAAAGCGATCGCGATTGTTGAGAGACCCCATCGCTAAATGCTTCTTTTGTCCGCCAAATAATCTCTTTTGGAAGTAATCTCTCCCCATTTAAATTCGTATAAGAATCAAATGCTAACCGTAATAGATGTTTTTCACAAACTCCATGCTTCGCATGACATCTAATTTCGGAAGGAATCGATAAATATCCCTGGACCCATGCTCTATCTAGAAACGGTGTACGTGGTTCCAAACCATGTGTAGAAATACATTTATCCGACCGTAGAACATCATATAAATAAATATCTCCAAGTAGTCGCCGGCATTCAATATCAAATTCGATAGAATTCGGCGCTTTATGAAAATAGAGATATCCACCCGTTAATTCATCCGATCCATCCCCATTAAAAATGACCTTTGCATCCGAATTCGCCGCGATATATTTTCCTAGTAAATAATTCCCAATCGATGCACGAACCGAGGTAGTATCATAGGATTCTATCGCTTCTATTACTTCGGGAATAGCGTTTAAGAAATCGGCCTCTTCTAAAAGAATCTCGGTATGTTTCGTTCCAAGATAATCCGCAACCATACGAGCATAGCGTATATCGACAGATCCGGGTAATCCAATACTATATGTCTCTAGTTGGGGAAGTCCATGTTTCTTATGGAAATCATTCACGAGCGCTGTTATTAGAGAACTATCCAACCCCCCTGATAAAAGACAGGCGATCGGTCTTTCTGTTGTAAGACAGCGTTTGGTCACCGCCTCTCTTAGTGTGCTCTGGATAATTGGTACTAATCGATTCGAAATTTCCTGGTAATCGAATCCAGCATATTGGGTAGTAATTGTACTTGGAGTATGATAACGAATACACTCCTTTTCTAATTCCCAATGAGAGGATACTTGGAACGAATGGGTATAGACCTGATAGGTCCCTGGAATCAAATGTTCAATCGAGGAATTGTTTTTGAAATCCGAGAGACACTTTAATTCCGATGCGAATCCAAAAACGGGTGTCTTATGTTCGTCGAAATCAATAGCCTGTCTTAGATGCTGAGATTTGAGAAGATAGATGGGTCGAACACCAAAAGGATCCCTTGCGACATAGAGTTTTGCAGCATCCGACTCGACATTATAATCGAGTAAAATAAAGGCAAATACCCCATCGAGTAACTGTAGACAGCGGTCAATCCCGAATCTCTCATATAAATGGAGAATCACTTCGCAATCGGATTGTGTATCTGGTTCTACGCCAAGAATCGCGTAAAGTTGTTTATAATTATAAATTTCGCCATTACAAATCAGGGTAATATTTTTTCTTACTATGGGCTGATTGGATGTCGAATTCAGACCATTGATTGCGAGTCGATGAAATCCAAATAACGTATTTTTTCCGACGGATTTAAGGACGGAATGTTCTGGACCGCGTCCTTTTCCCTTTTCAAATTGATCTTCTATGAATTTCTGCGGATAAAAACCACATTCCTTATTTAAAAGAGCAAAAATTCCGCACATATTTATTACTATAGATACAATTTAATCTTTATATTAAATTTTATATGGGTTTTTATTTATATAATATATATTTTGGACAATGCTATAAAATCGAAATAATTTTTTAGAATATATAGTGGATACACTTTTCATTCTTAAATTTGATTCATAATAACATCCCAAATATGGCTACTTGCGTAAATACTTTCGACTTTATCCCTTCAATGGATCGTAGTATGTACGAAACTGCATTTAATGCAATTACCCAATTAGAACTCTGGACCTATATGAAGAACTTTCGTGGCGAGTCATTCATGTTTTCAGGAGGTCCAGAAGTCGATCGTATTTATAATAAAATCGAACAACTTGGATATGGGGGACATTCTGGAGGTTCATTTGGATGCATCATGCGCGCTATGGAATTTATCGCAAAGCATGGAATCG